TTTGGTATGTCGAGCAGAAGCTTTCGGAAAACAACGAATACGTTGAGTTTGAGCTATCGAGCGCGCTGGATTTTAGCGGCAAGCAATTGCCCGGGCGTATCGTGTCGCAGATGTGTCCGGCCCAAGTTCGCTATCGTGGATCGCGGTGCGGGTACTCAGGGCCGCCGGTTGCAGATGAATACGACATAATTACTACCGACGCCGAAAACGATAAATGCGGCAAGCGCGTGCAGAGCTGCAAATTGCGGTTTGGCGATAATGAGCCACTGCCTCACGGCGGATTCCCTGCGAGCGGACTACTATAATGAAAATACCAGAGAGCGCCATCAAGCACGCGCAGGAATGCTACCCAAATGAGTCCTGTGGGGTTATCGTTAATGGTCGATACCTGCCATGCCGCAACGAATCAAAAAGTCCTAGCGAGCAGTTCGTAATTAATCGCGACGACTACCGCAATGCGATTATGTCCGGCGATTTGCAAGCAATTATCCATAGCCACCCAGATGGATCGCGGGCAGCAACCGATGTTGATCGCGCTAGCTGCGAGGAAACAGATTTGCCGTGGGGCGTTATCTGGTTATCCCGCGATGACAATGGCGAATTCGAGACGCACGAAAGCTGGATTCAGCCATCAGGATTCGAGGCGTCACTTATTGGCCGCCCATATGTGTGGGGCGTTTTCGACTGCCTATCTGTTGTGCTTGATTACTATAAGCGCGAAGTTGGTATTGACCTTGGCGAGTTCGAGCGGCCAAGCGAGGACTGGAACACCAAGAACGATGACATTTATACTCGCGAGCTTTCAGCAAAAGGATTTTCAACCATAACCGGCGCGCCCGAACAGGGCGATATAGTGCTGATGCAGATACGCTCAAAGGTGCCAAACCATGCCGCAATATTCCTAGAAAATGGTATCCTATCGACCGAGCCGGAACATTACCCGGCACCCATGAGCATCCTGCACCACTTGCAGGGTAAAAATTCAATCCGCGATATTTATGGCGGGTACTGGGCAGAGAAAACGGTGAGCATATGGAGACACAAAAACTCAAAACAATCCGGCTCTACGGAAAGCTTGGCGCCAAGTTTGGCCGCATCCATCATCTAGCCGTTGCAACCGCTGCCGAAGCGGTGCGTGCTCTATGCGTAGTTGTGCCGGGGTTTGAATCCTATTTCTCATCCGATGGCGCCCAGTATTTTATTTTTATTGGCAGAGAGAGCATTGGCAGCGATGCTATTGGCCATCCATCCGGGCGCGGTGACATTAGAATTGCACCAATACCGGTAGGATCAAAGCGCGAAGGCCTTGGGCAAATAATCCTTGGTGTCGTGCTTGTTGCTGTTGGGTTTTTTACCTTTGGCTCAACTACCACTGCAGGCATGGCAATGATAGCTGCAGGCGTGGCTATGGCCGCATCCGGTGCAATAACAATGCTATCACCGCAACCAAAGGGCAATACAGATTCAGACCCAGCAGAAAACCGCTCATCCTACATGTTCAATGGTCCAGTCAACACCACAGCGCAAGGCAATCCTGTGCCATATTTCGCAGGGCATTTGCGCGTTGGTAGCTGCGTAATCTCTGCCGGCATTTACAACGAGGAAAGAATATGACCGTTCGCGGTGCTGGTGGCGGCGGCCAAAAATCACCACGCGCACCGGTTGAATCCCCTGACAGCCTTGTCAGCATTGCCTATTTGCGCATAGTGGATTTGATTTCGGAGGGTGAAATATTCGGTCTTGTTAATGGTGCAGAATCGGTATTTCTTGATGGTACACCGCTTGAATCTGGCGGCGTAAGAAACTTTAGCGGTGTAACTTACGACACGCGCACCGGTACCCAGGATCAAACCTACATACCGGGCTTTGCGCAGGTCGAGAGCGAAATCAGCGTTGGCGCAGAAGTCACAACTGCAATACCCTATACGCGCACGATTACAAATACTGACCTATCTGCAATCCGGCTTAACCTCAGCGTGCCGAGAATGGCAAAGCAAAACGTCGAAAACGGCGATTTGACCGGGACCTATGTTTCCTATGCGATTGATTTGGCTATCGGTGCAGGCGCGTACACACAAGTAAAATCAACTTCATTCAACGGCAAAACAACGAACGGCTATAACCGTTCGGAGCGCATAGACCTGCCTCAAGATTCTCCCGATGGATGGCGCATCCGCATTCGCAGGATTACGCCGGATTCAGTAACATCAAATGTTGTTGATGCGTTTTCCGTGGCGAGCGTCACCGAAATAATTGATGCAAAATTCCGCTACCCAAACAGTGCCCTGATGGCAATGCAGATTGATGCCGAGACGTTCGGCGGGTCTGTGCCGGTGCGCTCGTTCGATATGTGGGGGCGCTACATGCGCGTGCCCAGCAACTACGACACGGTTGCGCGCACGTACACGGGCGTATGGGATGGCACCTTTGTCGTCGCTGAAAAGTGCAATAACCCGGCATGGGTTTACTACGACCTGCTGCTAAATGAATTTTTTGGGCTTGGCGAGCGAATTGACGCTACGCAGGTCGATAAGTGGGGGCTGTACCAGATCGCCCAATACTGCGACCAGATGGTCGATGATGGAAAAGGTGGTCTTGAGCCTCGCTTTACGCTCAATATTTATATTCAGCAGCGGGTAGATGCGCTGCGGTTGCTGCAGGACATATCATCAGTATTTCGCGGGATAACCTATTGGGGCGCAGGGCAGGCTTATGTATCTGCCGATATGCCGAGCGATCCGGTTTACACCTACACCAATGCCAATGTGATTGGCGGTAAATTCTCCTACCGAGGCAGCAAATTTTCCACACGGTACAGCGTTGCGCATGTTTCGTGGAATGACCCGTCCGACGCCTACAGGACCAAAACTGAATACGTCGAGAATCAAGAGGCTACCGGTAGGTTTGGCATTAAGGCTGTTTCACTGGCCGCGTTTGGTTGCACAAGCCAAGGGCAGGCAATACGCGCGGGCAAGTGGGCACTGCTTACCAATCTATTGGAAACTGAAACTGTAGGATTTTCCGTTGGTCTCGACGGTATCCGCGCGCGCCCGGGTCAGGTGGTTAAGCTGGCTGACAATGACCGCGCAGGCCGCCGCATAGGCGGGCGTATCACGGCGTCAACGATCAACACGGTAACGCTGGATAAAGTAGGCATTGTTGCACCTGGCGACCAGATAACAATAATTACGCCATCGCTGGTGCCGGAAGTGCGCACGATTGAATCGATAGCAGACAGAGTTGTAACGGTTACCGAGGATTTCAGCATCGCACCATTGCGCATGTCGCCGTTTGCCATTGATTCCGCCGAGCTGGCCACGCAGACAGTGCGCATTATTTCAATCAGCGAAGCAGGGGAGATGAATTACGCCATTGTTGCCGTAAAGCATGTGGCAGGCAAATACGACAATATAGATTACGGCACGATCATCACAAGCAGACCGATAACGGCGATCCCATCATCATCGCAATTGCCGGTAACCGATTTAACCGCAACCAGTGAATACATGGTTGACCAGTACGCAGCCGTGTCAAAAATGACCGTCAAGTGGACTGCACCGGCTGGTGGCGTTAGCTATGACGTGGAATGGTCGCGCGATAACTCCGACTGGGTTTTTGCTGGGCGGACAGGGTCAACAGAAATAGACGTGCAGGGCATCTTTGCTGGCCAATACATGGTGCGCGTTAAGGCTATTAATGCCATGGGCGTCATTTCAATCTGGACACAGGCTGGGCCGTTTACGCTTGTTGGCAAGCCTGATAATACTGCCGAAGTTGTTAACCTGCGCACAGAGTCAGAGGTTTTCGCTATTCGTGTGCGCTGGGACGTGCCAGATACTGCGCGCGACACCGCATTTACCGAGCTTATGTACAACACCACCAATAGCGATATCGGTGCCACTACGCTTGGGCAAATAGCCTACCCAACACTTGACTACCTACACAGCGGCATGGGTGCGGCAGTGGTGCTTTGGTTTAAGGCAAGGCTGATAGACAAAACTGGAAACATTGGCCCATGGTCGGCGTGGGAGGCGGGCACGTCGAGCAGCAGTGCAGATGAGGTGCTTAGCTACTTAGAGGGCGAAATTACCGCAACAGAATTGGGCGCAGGTCTTCTGGCGGAAATTGAAAAAATCAGCGGCGATGGGTCGGGCTCGGTAAATGAAAGGATTGATGAGCTGTCAGACGAGGTTGCCGGTTATCTTGAGTCACTGCAAAGCCAAATCAATGACATTGCGGCTGCACCAGACTGGACTGACACGGTTGCATGGCCCGCCGGATCTATGGTTAATGATAGCGGGCGACTGTACAACGCAAAAATAGATGTGCCCATCGGCATAGCTATCACCAACACCACCTACTGGGAAGACATAGGGGCGTTCTCTACCTTGGGCGAGGCCGTTGGTGCGCTAACCATCCGCATGGATGCAGCCGAGACCGATATTGACGAGGTTACCGGCCTGGCTACAGCTACTGCAACCAGCATGGCTGCGCTCAGGGCAACCTACCGCGATGACGATGGTGAGGGCGAGCTTGCTGATGCGCTGAACGGGTATGACTCTACAGCCTCATTTGTTGAGGAGGTGCGCACCAGGGCGGCAGCAGATGAGGCGCAGGTCACAATGATAACTGCGCTTAACGCCTCAGTAGGAAGTAATGAGGCGGCAATACAAGAGGAGGCGGCGGTACGCTCAACTGCAGATAGTGCGCTGGCCTATACCATAACAACCGTACAAACAACCGTTAACGGCCACACGGTATCGATACAGACAAACGCCACGTCTATCAATGATATTGATACAGGATTGGCAGCAATGTACAGCGTCAAGCTTGGCATTGACGTTAACGGCAAGTACTACGCCGCAGGTATGGGCATAGGCATTGAAAACACGCCATCAGGGATGCAGTCGCAGGTTATCTTCTTGGCTGACAGGTTTGCGGTAATGCATGCTGCCGGCGGGTCGCCTGTATTGCCGTTTGTTATTGTTGGCGGGCAAACGTTTATTAGCAGTGCAGTCATTCAAAATGCGTCGATTGATTTCTTGAAAATCAGCGACACATTGCAGTCTGATAATTATGTTGCTAACACAAGCGGATGGCGCCTTGCCAAGGCAGGCGGACTACAACTTAACGGCGCCATATCTGGCACAGGGTCAACAAATATAGATGGCACAACCATAATTGTTAAGGATGGATCTGGAACGATGCGGGTTCGTATTGGAGTCTGGACATAATGCCAGCAGGCCTGCAAATTTTTGACGCATCGGGGAATTTGATAATTGACTACTCTACGCGGGTTGGTCGATTCATTGGATCATTTGCTACTGGTGGCGCGATATCTGGATCGATTACCGATACATCAATAATCGGCAGAGTTTTTTTGCACTACACGCCGCAATCCGGCAATGGTTTCTATGGCGGCCCAGACGTGACAGCAAATACATCAACAGGCGCAATAAGCTGGAATTACGCATCAACAGGAACTATTGGCGCACCAACTCCAGCCGACAGACAGCACACTGTTTACTACGGGGCCTATTAATGCCAGCAGGATTCCAGAGTTGGACGGATGGAAATATCTCACAGATAACCGATGTGGATATTTTTTTTACGCTTTCAGTAAAAAGCACAACTTCGGGTGCGGTTTGGTCTCAGGAGGGCGGAAATTCTGGCTTTACAGATGTTACGTTTTCAGGATATTCGATTTCTGATGCGCCAATGTTAGCGCTAAAGGGGCCTGGATCGTGGGCAACACTTCAAGCCAGCACAGGGTCAAGTCTAACATTTAGAATTTTTAGCGTTTCCATTGCATCACCTATAACTTATTACCTATTCACAAATAGGCGTCCGCCTGTTAATGCATCAAAAGCAGGACTTGAGGTCTATAATTCTGCGGGCCAAATTGTCTACGCCTCCGACACTCTTATAGCAAGGCCAATGGGTGTTTTTTCTGGTGACCTTTTTGGCTCTAGTTCATATTCAGGGCAGCCGATATCTGGCAGAGACATTGCGCATGTGCCCATCAAGATGGGTAGCTACAGCTACCAAACGGACACATACGCCGGTCTCGGGAGCTGTTTTGTTGGAGGCCCTGGTGGGCCTGCAGGATATTCGGCCACAAGAGATACTGGATTTCAGCGCTCTGCAATTGCAGCATCAACAGGAAGCCTGGTAAGCGCACCAAGAGCGGGGCAGGTAATAATTTCAAATGTGTACTGCTCTACATCCCCGTTCGCGCCACCATCAAGCTCTGGAGGCTCACTAAACTATCAACCTCCAGACCTGGCGAAAATTTTGTTAGCTTTGGTGGATTTTTCCCGTTTGGCATTACGCTAATCCCCTTTAGGATTTACATCAAACAAATTGTGGCGATCAATAATCCATGGCCCATTTCCGGCATTTTCATAGTCTCGCACCGTGTTAAATAATTAAATCCATTTAAATTTTTAATATTAATTTGCGGAATTAATAGATTTTATATTTGCGCGCAATTCTGCATTTGCTTTTGTAAATGACAGCAGCGCCTCACTGGCAAGGCTGGCGAGGCTAATGCCGAACTCGTCTTGAATATGCTGAGGTAGGTCGCCGTTAACCAGCTCGTAAGCACCACGGTGATGGGATCTAGATACAATTTCTCCATCTACAACAACCCGATCCTCCCACTCAATTTGAATCGTATTGGTTGTAAGTTTTATTTCATATCCAGCTAATATTCTCGGTCTTGTTACTGCCATGATCTATACCTCAACAGCAAAACGTAAAATTAAAAACCCTGCCGCCGGAACAGGTAACGCGACGTTACTGCCCGCAGCATTGACGGACTCAAAATATATATTAGGGGTACCGCCCACCACATAAGCCTGTAGGTCTGCCCCCGCAGGAATTGCGAAACCTGCTCTATATATAGTGACTGGCGAATCCCCTCCAGATGAGGCACTGTAAGGCAGTCCTGTAATGTACATCTGACCTGTTCCGGTATGCCCTGACCATGAAAGCTTTATCGTACCAAAGATAGTATCACCCACTCTATTATGACGACCCTGCCGAAGTCCGTAACTAGCAGATCCTGCCGAGGTGAGTCCTACCAAAGTGGGGGTATATGTTCCCTTCTTTTCATACCAATCCAAAACCAATGGGTCAGCATTCGCAGCATTGCCAAACTTAACCCCAGCGCTAGCGTCTACAGAGGTAAATCTGCCTGTTGATCTTGTTGTAGATCCAACAGTTGTTCCGTA